AATGCAATATCTGCACATAAAGGACTACATAATCCCTGTATTGATTCGTCAGCCCATTGATCAGATGTCGTAATTGGAAAAAATCTTATTTTATCTGCCATTAATATTCTACCTCACTTACATTATAAGAATCGCTTAACACTTCAATTTTATTTGTAATTGATCCTGAATCTAAAAGAACAGGAAATTGGAAACTTTTAATTTTATAATTTCCACTGATTATAGTAGCATCATCACCTTTTAAAATATGAGGTGTCCAAATTTTCATTGAGATACCATCAAAATATTTAGAACTTGCTTCAGGGTCTCCAGTTTTTAAATATTTTGTTCTTATTTTTTTAACACCGTCTATAGCTATCAGGTTATTATATAAGTCGTCTATTTTTATTGTATTTCCTAAATTTTGATTATATAGATTAAAAAATTTCTGAATTATATCTACAGCTTTTTGTTGAATTCGTTCAACTGTTATCATAGTATTTCTATCTCTAATTAATTGTATTTTATTTTCATGATCAGTATCCCATTCAAAAATATCATATTCACCATCAAGATATGGTGTAACGTTTAATATAAAAGGATCAAGTAAAACAACTTCACTTGTTAAAGGTTTTAACCTATCACAATCTTTTTCGATTAATCTTTTTATTGTCTGTGTTACTTTTGTAGTTCCTGTGCTAGTACTTTTAACCCATAAATATATATTATTAAAATCACAGCTATCACTAAAATAATAACTGTAATTTCTAATATCAATACTTAATTTATCATAACTTCTTAACCATTCTTGGAATTCTATCATATATTGCCAATTGTTCATTACAACAACATCATAAACATTACTACTATATTCTGATAAAACATATTGTTTAAAATCCTGCTCAGTAATTAACCTACTTCCCATTCTGAACCAATTAGGAGCGTTTTCTCTTATACTTTCTACGTCTTCTAAATCTGAAACATTTGTAGACGCATCATCATTAGTGATAGTTACATACTTCATAATTGTACCAGGTGGGTCTTCAATGCTACTGTCATAACCTATATTTTTATCACCGAATGTAATAAACTCCCTATGTGTATTAACATTTAATATATTTTCTTTTATAAATTCTTCTGATAAACCGTTTATCGAAACTTTTACATCGTCACTTGTTTTTATACCATTGCCACCGATTTGTCCAGAATTCCCATTACTTTGTAAATAAACAACATATATCGTGCTATTAAACGGTACTTGTTTACCGTTTATATTATCGCCAAATTTTAAAGTATAATTTTTATTTTCATTTATTCTTATTTCAAAATGTCTATCTGTTGATAAACTATTGTATAAATTGGTTACACCGTAATATTGTTCAAATGTACCATTTTCAAGTTCGATATAACAATCAATAAAGTTATGTGCAACAAATACTTTATCATCTCCTTCTAATTGTATATTATCTAATGTAAATGTTTCGAACGGTATACCTTGTGTAATAAATGTAGCAGGATACAAATTCCAATAACCATTATATAAAATAGGCTGTGTTGCTTTACTCGGTACTTTACTTAAAAAGGCTGGAAAATGGTCAGTGAACGCATATGATACTGGTGTTCCTATATCATCGTTTGACGAAGTAAATACTGTTGTATATTTAGGTATTATGTTTCTATAACTCTCATATGGCAATGAATCATCATCTTTTAAACCTAATGTAGCTAACACAGTAGATGTTGTAAAACCTTTAGGGTTGTAACCTAACATTTTAACTATACGATTAAGGTTTTCATATATTTGTGCATCTGTAAAAATACCTTCTGTACCCCCATGATTTACATATGTCGATAAAACATCATACATATATGAAAATACATCAATTATAATACTTAAATCACTACCAGGAAAAATTTGATCGCTATAAACGCCATCTTCATTTAATTTCTCTACGATTAAATCTTTCATCGATACTGCATTCCATCGTAAATAATCTGTTGATTTTTGTGTTGCCATTAATTATTACCTATTTTGTTTATATTATTTATAAAATTTTTACCTTCTTGCATTAACTGCATATGTAAAATTTAAAATTTGATCGCTTAATGTAGGTATAGAATATTTTACTTCAATTAAATATGTGTTCTGGTCATAAAAAGGGGTTACAACAATGCTTTGAATGTCGACACGAGGTTCCCATTTTTCAAACATATCATTTACACCTTGTCCAATTCTTTTAGCAGTAATCTCATTCATAGGTTCATATAAATAAATATATAAACTATTTCCAAACTCAGGGTTTATTATACGTTCACCCTTATTAAATAAAAACATATTATAAATTGAATTTTCAACGGCATCTATATCTGTACTAGTATTAATATCTCTACCAGAAGCATTAATAGACATATCAACAGTTACATCTTTATATAACCATGTTTTATTTACTGATGTCTGGTTTAAACCTAAATCTAAAACTAATGAACCCATATTAACCCCGTGAATTTAGTATTTGTAAAAATTTATCGCTTAATTTAGCTGATACCATAGGAGATAATTCATCTATATTTAATGTTAAAAATAATTTTTCATCTGCATCTTTAACTTTAGCTATAAACGAGAATTCTATATATCTTTTAGCTGCTTCATCTGCACCATATGTTCTAAAATCATCAAGTATCGTTTTAGGATTTTTATCTACTTGAAATTTTATATCGCTTACTACTTTATTGGCATATTTTTCTAACCTTTCGGTTCGTTCCCGATTTATTTTCTGTTTTTCTTCTTCATCAGCTTTTTTCTTAGCTTGTTCATCTTCTTCTTTGTCTTCCGTTTCTTGTTCGTCTTCATCAGTTTCATCATTATCATCTACAGTTTCAGGTGTTTCACTAGGTTCTTCATTATCAACTTCATCTGGTATATCTTCATTATCATTATTTCCAATAAGCTGATTTAATAATTCTGTCTGATCGGTTTCTACTATTGTTTGTTTAAATAATATATCAAATTTCATATTTATTCCTATGTTTATTATTATTTATAAAATCAATCAGCAAAAACAGATGATGAACCTGAAATAACAAAATGTCCACATGAAGCAACATCACCTTTTCGTACAACTCCTTTATTATTTACAAATACTGTTTTACTATAAGTTATTATACTTGCTGCACAATGGGCATCACCACCAGGTTCACCACAAGGGTAATGTGATTCGACTAATTGTTTTTCGATTGCTATTAATTTATTAATAATAAAAACCGTTTTTTGAACTGGGGGCGTAATTAATAATCCGTTTGCTGTGTCTTGATTAACCCTTGCTATATTTGAACTCATTTTATATACCCTTCGTTTATAGCAATATTTCTGTAAATGTCTATTTCATCTATTAATGCTTTTGTAGATAAAAATAATTCTTTTTGTACAGTATCATTAAAAATATCATAATCTGATTTCATAATATTATTTGTTGATTGTACTACTCTAATGGCTATTGAAAAATCAATATCGTAATCTGTAATTAAACTTGGAATAATATTTTCTATATCAGAATCTGATATTTTTGAAAATAATTGATTATTTATATAATTATAATTACGTCTTTTACCATTATAAAATGTAGCTTTTTGAACAATGGTTTGTAATATATTTTCTAATAAAATTAAATAATCATTTTTAGAAATATAATCAAGTATATTCACTGCATTAAATGATATTTCAAAATTTGTTTTATATAAAAAATTTACATCATTGATGTCTAAATAATTATTAATAATATTCATTAAATTCGTTTTACCTACTGTTTTATTATTATCTTCATTTTCATAATAAGATATATTATTATTAAATAATATCTGGTCATTAATAATAATAGCTGAGGTACTAGATAACGTATTACTCATTGAATATAAATTAGCACTGACATTTGTATCAATATTTGCTGTTAATTGTTCATAATATGTTCCTGTAATGCCTAAATCATTTTGAAAATCTATACCTACTGTATTTTCAATATCTGTAACATCAACATATTGGTCATTTAAATTGAAATCGTTTCCGCTAACTGTAAACACATCACTTGCAGAAACCGAATTTATTTCTGTTTCTACTTGACTACTAGTAATGAAATTTTCGGTAAAATATTGTAATTCAGTAGACCAATAACTGTTTAATAGATCATAACATTGTTTATGTACAGTTTCATTATATTCAATATAATAATCGTCTTCTGTTATTTTTCCATCTTTAAAAAGATCAATTTTTTCTGATATATATGTCTTCATAATTAATTATGTAATATTACTCCTGCTTTATCAGATATAACACTAGATTCATTGGATATTTGTATACCAGAGGTATTTTTAATAGAAGATCCAACGTTTTTCGTACTATCGATTAATATTGATACTATTTCACTACCTTTACCTTGTGCTATTTCTTGTTGATTTGCTGCTGTTATTGTTCTTATTAATTTACCGTTTTTTGTATTTGTTTCATCACCAACCTGTGTATTTATACTGTCACCAATTAATGTATCTTTTAAACTACCTTTTTGGTAATTTATTTTATCACCTATTTGCATATACATTTGATCGCCTTTCTCTATATATGTCTGATCACCTATTTGTGTATATGTCTGATCACCTATTTGTGTATATGTCTGATCACCTATTTGTGTATATGTCTGATCACCTATTTGTTCTTCTACTTGATCTCCTATTTGTGTATATGTCCTGTCACCTTCATGTTCATGG